CTGCTGTTACAGAAGGAATAACTACTGAATACAATAAAATTAATACATGCGCGAATTCGCTAGGCAATAATATATCTTCTGTTCTAGATATATATATATCGTTTGAAGAATTATCAAAAATTGTTTATAATTCATTAACAATTCCAGCATATACTACAAAACTCAAAGATACAATAAATAAGAGTGAAATATATGGGGCATCAGACGAAACGTATAATACACCAACATTATCCTTGATTTTTGATAAAAAGGTTTCTATACCAAGTGATTATGGGGATATTATTACCCAAGCTTCTGCAGATGCTTACAATGAAGGTAAACCAGACGATCTGAAAGTTGACGTTGATACTCGTTCTATTAAATACCCAGAATTTAGTTCATCACACGAGTATAATAGTAATGACCGTAATACTAACTATTTATATACCGCAGATATTTCCTATGATAACGCTAATTTATTCTATGAGAAATATTGGGATATGAAAGATACAGACAATGACTTTTTATGTAGATATGAATATGTTTTGCCTGTATTTTTAAAGAAAATTTTATTTAATGTAAAACCAAATCTAATTAAACTTCTTCTATCGGTCGTTATTTTCATTGGGTTTGCTATATTTGCTGTAATGTTTAAAGTTATATTTTTAAATTCCTGGAATTGGGATTGGGATCGGGATTTGTTTTCAGCGAACATTAAAATATTAGCACCTTTCATTGCGTTTGTTGTATTCGTATCATATATAATCTTATTTATCCGCTTTAATACAAACTTTAATAAGAATGTGGTTTATAAGTGTCTGGATTGTAGTTATAAAAGGTCTTTAAATAAATTGAATACGATCGTAACTCCTTATATACGAATGTATGATAACAAGATCATCGGAGGTAACAAAGATTATAAACATCACTATATTATAGCGAATGTATTCTATTCTATATTGAGCGGTAATATAAATTTATCGGCTATTGCATCTTCGCCTATTAACGAAAATGTAGACGGAACAAGCTATTTTCCTATATCAAACGAGTTAAAATTAGATTTTAATAGTATTAATAATCTCAACAACGATAATCAATTTAGAGAATATTACAAGGCGAGGTTTAAAAATCTCTACAATACAAAATATGATGACAAAGAAGTTACAAAAATATACACAGTATTTACAAATTTTTTTGGGACCACATCAATCGCGAAAACAACTGAATTATTAATTGATACATATTTTAAATCTGATATTATTAAATATGAATTAATTTTAAAGATATATAGAATTATTAAAATATGTATTAAGTTGTTTGACGAAAAGACGTTCAATAATAGCAACGAAGATAATTATAATAATTTTAAATTTTATAAAAAGAGCAGCAAACTCATACCTCACAAGTTTATATTAATACTAAGATCAATTTCTGATTATAACACCTTCGTAAGCAATCATGAAACCACCTATATTAATGAATTTAATGATGCTTTAAAAAATAAATTAGAAATTATCGTTGACGCTGATCATTTAAAGAATACTACTAAGGATATGACAAGTATCTTAAAAGATATAAATAATGAAGATTCCACAAACCAGAACCCTGATATACAGAATAAAAATATGATTAAAATAATTGCAAAGTATTTATTAATTATGGGGCATATGAATTATAATGGGTTTAAATATAATAAAACAGGCACAACAGAAGAAAATAAAAAAGATATATATACTCTTCAAACATTGAAGTTGTATGAATTAATATCAAATGTATCATATGTCGATACATTTGATATTGATGATACATTTTATATTAAAATTACAACCGATCAATATGATAAATACAAAAAACTAACCTATATGTATAATTATTTAGATACAAAGTATGTTATCTTATCATCAACTAATAATAAAAATTACTTGCTGAATATCATCAAGAGTATTAATAATACGCTGAATAACGACAACAAAACCACACAACCTGACAACTTTGAAGATATCAAAGACGCGCGATATTTATTCAGTGGCAAAATAAAAGAAATTGCCCCTGAACTACCTTATGAAAATGAAGATGAAATTTTAAATAATGCGTACTATATATCAACGACATCTTTTGAATATACATATTTTATAAATATGTTCATCGTTATATCCTATATTATTGGAACCATAGTTTTCAAGATTAAATAATCTTTTTAACTATTAAATACAGTATGACAAAAACAAAAACCCTAGAAGATCTAGAAAAAGAAAGAGAGGTCACCTGTATTGCTGATTGTGAAGATACACCTGTAGACTTCAAGAATAAGGCAGATGCGAACGAGAATGGTAATCGTAGTCAATGTTGTTATGATCTCGCCAAGAAAATGCGCGAGTTTTTACACAAGGATACGTATATGCTTAGATATCCAGAAAATTCCAAGAAGGACGATGAGATTACCGACCGAATGCGAATCTTGTATGGCAAATTCTTCCAAGCATATACAGTGAAAATAAACAATGCAATCAGTCGCAGTAATAACGGAAGGTATTTTAACACATTTGGAATATTGCCATTGGAATTAATGCCAGCATCCTATATACCTTTCAACTATAAGAAGTTTGATATGAACTTGGATAGATTAACAAATGGAGGGAGCTTTACAGACGACGACTATAAGAAGATATTCGTAGATTATGATCCAACACTCAAGAAAATAACAGGAAACGAAACGAAATACATAGACGGCGATGATTTAAAGAAATATTTGACGTATTGCCTAGATAAAAAACTGAGCAACCCGAAAGCGACTTTTAACGCATATAATACATACAGGATGACCGCTGGCGTATGCGTGCTGTGGTTTATTATTATTATATTGGTGCTTTTTGTATTGTATTCTTATTACCGCGATGCGTATTCCTATATTCTATTAGGTATCATAATTATAGTCGTGCTAATCGCTATTATATCGAAGATGATATATATCCTTAATTTAGACTAATTTTATTATCTATAATACGATTAAGGAAGGTATAAATAATGAATAAAGAAGCATTACAATCCATATACGCATATAATATGCTATTTAACAGTTCAAGTGATAGTGATAATGTGGGTGAAAATGTTAAATTTAATACAGATTTAATAAGCGATTTTGATTTACAAAACTTTGACGCAAAACGTTTTGAATATTATACGACTCTATTAAAAACGTTTGATAATGACATGGATACATTGAAGAACGTATTAAATAAATATAATAGCGTCAAGAGTTTAAGAGTAAAGGAGAGGAAATTAATACGAGAAATCAACGATTATGTAAATAAAATAAATAGTGAGAAGACTGGCGGAGGAAATAAGAATAAGCCTATGACGGCGAATGAAGAAGCAAGAATTATAAATGCGGAAACAAAAATAAAAAAATATTATGGAAATGAAGATGATGATGAAGAAGATGATGGTGAAGAAGATGATGGTGAATATGAATATGAAGATGATGATAAAGAAATAGATTATGATAAACTGAAACAAAATATAGATGATTTAATTTCAAAAGTGAATAAAGTGAAGAACCCTGATACAGATAAGAAAGCTATATTAATTATTAATTATCTCAATGATTTAAAAAATTTAAATTTTGAAAATATTTTAAATTTAAAAGAAATAGAAGAGTATGAAAAAATAATAGAGGATTTTGATAAAGATATAAAAAGGTTTTCAGGAGGAGGCTTCATTAGCGAACAAAGTAGAAATAATTTTATAGATAACCTAAAAAAAATAAATAAAAAAGAAGAAGGTCTGGATAGTAATATTTTAGAAGAAGCAAAAGATATCATAAATATAGCGAAAAAATTTGTAGAAAAAAAAAGGCTCGAGTTAAACGAAGATTCAAACGAAGATTCAAAAGAATATAAATATAAATATTTAAAACAAAGACTTTTAAAAAAAATAGAGAAGATTATAGGTGGAGCAAGCGCGGAAGAAAAATATAGTGACGATACATTGAAATCTCAATACTTAGATAGACAACGTTACGATAATATTTCCCCCGTCATCAAAGATGAGTTAAGGAGTGTAAATGATAATAAAAAGGGTAATTTGGTTCGCATCAAGACAGATAACAAGATTGATCAATTATCAAACGACATTGAAACATATAATGCGTTATCTATACAAGGTCGGGAGGCGAATAAAGAGGATATTATAAAGAAAATCAAGGATTTTGAGAATGATCCGCTGAATCCCTTGGAAGAGTTGGAGATTACTCTAGACGACCGTATTGTATTCATCATTGCCACATTTTTTATTAGGTATATTACGATAATTATGGTGCAATGGTGTATTGATATCAATATAATAAAGTCATTTTACGAAGGATTCATATATTATGCGATCATATATATCATATTGTTTTGGTTTGTCGTGTTATTCATTAATATAGATAATGGTTATGATATTAAATACATGAATTTAAATGGGATTATCAATAGCATCCGCTCGCTGTTTTACTATTTTTATATGGGGACGAATGGTATATCACGCTTATTAATCCATACATCGCTCATACTATTATTGATTGTCATACCGATCATATTGAATATCAAGAAGAAACCCGAGTTCAAGGACGAAGCGAATGACGAAGACGATACAGTTGAGAGCGCTAAAATATTAAATTACGAAGAACGAAAGCAACTTTCAAAGACGTTGACACTGTTCACGATGTTTATATGGTTATTCACGAGTATAATTGCGACAAAGTTTTAATATATATATCTCTAATTATTTTAGATAGATGAATGGATAACTTACGCTATATATCTTTACAATATATCAAGGGGGATAATTATGAAAAAATACAATGCTTCAAATACGAAGAAATTATGGAATTATTAGCATATATTAAACTGTCTGGTGATTATTCGCCAGAAACTTTGGATAATTTAAAGAAAATGAAAGAAAAAGACAAGTGTCCTGTTGGAGAAAGTTTTTTAAATGATTTGGTTAGTTATTATAATTTTAAAGATATTAGAGACGCGATAGAAGAAATTGATGATCACGCTAAGGGCGATTTAGTAGTTCAAAATAAAAAAAAAACATATAGTGAATTAAAAAAAATAACTAAGAATGAAAGTTATGATCTTATCAGCATAATAAAATTGCTTAATATTGGAACAACAGGAACAACAGGAACAACAGGAACAAAAGGTGCAATAGTAGAAAGAAAATTAGAAAAAGCATTATCAGATGTTAATGACGCAAAAAAAAATTTAGAAGATTTTGAAGCAAAATCACTAATAGGAACGTTGATTGCTGCTTCTTCTGCGTCACAAAAAGGTATTCTGATGAATCTGAATCCTATGAAGAGGAATAAATATTATTTTGATGAAAAAAAATTAAAAGAGGTAACTTCAAAAAGAGAAAATGGTATTTCAGAATTAAAGATTAAATTAAAAGAAGCAGAAGAAAAATTTGATAAAGCTGTAATAGATTCTATTAATGATATTGCTAGTGAAATAAATAATATTACGAAAAAAACAGTAAAAGATTTAACAAATTTAACAAAATTAGAAGATGAAAAATTAAAAGAAGCAATAACAAAGAGTACCACCGTTTATAATTATATGGAAATTATTGAAGAAATGATTACAAATAAAATGGATTCCAAATTCTTCGAAGATGAAAAAGCCAAATTTTTCAAAGATGAAAAAGCCAAATTGTTCAAAGAAGTAAAAAAGGTAAAAAAGAAAAAAAAGAAAAAAAAGGAAAAAGAAGTAAAAGAAGTAAAAGAAGGAAAGGTAAAAACAGAAGAAGAAGTTTTAATAGATGATATATTAAATAATACAAGCGATGTAAAAAATTATATTATGGATATGCTTGGTGAAGATAAAAATAAAAATAAAATTTTATTATCAATATTTGAAGGTATTTTAGAATACGATGATGAAAAAGAAAAGGTAATGGCATTATTAAAAATTTATAGAAAAATATGCGATAGAAACATCTCCAAATTTGGAAATCTATTCACGAAGACTGATATTAGTAGTATAGATGACGCTTTTATGATAAAATCTTATGCCGTCTTTTTAGATAAATTAGAAAAAATAAAAAAGAGTTTAGAGGGCAAGGATCTAACGAAACTACACCGGGGATTATCAATTTCGCTTGAAAAGTTGTTTGATTTATATGGTATCAATGATCCCGACACATTATTACAAAGCACCGATGAAAATGAAACAAAATACCTGTATGAACATATTGTTCAATAATTTTATTTTTATATACTTTATAATACATAATAAAAAAGAGGGATCGTGAGTGGTAATTTTTAATTGGAATAGGCAAGACCGCCCATACCAGAGAGGATACGAAGGACGTTATAATTTACCGCATATATGCTGATGACGCCGGTAGTCAGTGAAGACAGTGAGAGCACCGCGGTATCAATACGGGACATATTGAGCGTACCGCTGGGTTGATGTTCCTCGGGTTTAAGTGCGAAGGAATACACGTTGATACCTTGGTGGAACTTGTCGGGGGTATTCTCGTGGTGTTGGTAAGGTTGGACGAGTGAGAAATAATCGCCCTTGCGAGTAGCGAAACGATCATTGCCATTAAGCATTATCTTTGCGCTCGTGACAGGATTGGTTGAATCAAGATGATCGTTGCTGCGTGTTGTACCAACTCCTGCGGTAGAGTAATTGTTCCAATATACACCAGCGGTAGTATTCTTTACAGTCCATACAAGTTCCTTACACGGGTGATTGAAGTTCATACGAATACTCTTCATTGATTCGCCAGAAGAAGTGATAGAGTCAGCGCCGGTGAATTGAAGTTGTTCAATTAAATACTCGTGTGACAGTTGGGCGAATCGTCGGCGCTCATCTGTATCAAGGAATATGTAATCAACCCATAGAGTAGCTTTTTCCAATTTAAGAGTCATAGTTGTAGCATTTGGAAGAGCATTGTTCGCGACAGGAACAGTAGAAGGTGTTGTTTTTGCTCTTAATTCTTCCTCAAAGGTGAAGTTATTTGCGTTAACATCCTTCATTAATCCTTCGCTTTCATATTCGATATTGATTTTAACTTCGTGGTATTGAAGAGCGATTAAAGGAAGTGCGAGACCGACGTTGCGACAGAACCAGAATTCAAGGGGAACATACAGTTCGTAGCTTTGACCTTGACCAAGTTTGGTGCATACATTATGCGCGTTCGCACCAACCATCGTGTTGTATCCGTTGCGTTTTCCGATAGGAAGGGAAAGTTCATTCCATATATATAGCCACTCGGAGTAGTGCTTGTCGATACGTTGTCCGCCAATTTCAAGTTCAATCGTCTTTAATAGCTTATGTCCAAAGTTAGGAACAAGAGCAACCGCATCTCCAGTAGTACCAGTAGAAGCAGTAATTACACCGTAGAAATAAACACGGTGGATTAAATCACCGTTGCGGGTGATTTGGAAACTCACGCGAGAACCGAGAGAATTACTGCCAGTAGGGGTTTGCTCGATCGCTTCGATAGCAAAGTTCGTATGACGACGATAGACAACTTTGAAGAAGGTAATTTGAGGATTACCGGTTAAATAAACATCCTGTGCTCCGTAAGCTACTAATTGAAGAAGACCACCACCCATTTACGCTATATTCTTTATACTATTAGAGGAGAAAAAAAAAAGGGCATTAATACATTCGTTTCCTATATTCATATATAATATAAATAATGTTTCAATCCATGTCATTATTTAATTGGAATAGGCGAGACCGCCCATACCTGAGAGGATACGGAGAACGTTGTAATTGACTGCGTATATGTTGATACCATCATAAAGAACAGCGGGTGTTCCAGTGCTTGCGGTCTTGAGCGCTTTGGTGGTAACCATCAGAGTTGCGGTATCAATACGCGACATATTGAGAGTTCCGCTAGGTTGATGATCCTCGGGTTTGAGGGCGAAGGAATACACGTTAATACCAGGGTTAGTAGGTATATTTGTGTGATGTTGGAAAGGTTGAACGTGTGAGAAATAAGAACCTTCGCGAACACTGAAACGATCGTTGCCGTTCAATTGAAGAATAGTATCGCTGAAAGGAGATGCCGCATTAATTGAAGACCCCCTAACATCGCCAAAGTTGAAACCCGCCATATAATTTGCGACACTATAATCATTTATACGGAGGGTTGTTTCTAGCGCAGAAGCCGGAGTCGTAGCGAGAATTGCTTGAGGCTTTTCGGCAATTAATTCGGCTGTCTTATCTACATTATCAGTATCAGTGTAGTTATACCAAGAAGACTTGTAGGCGTAATTGTTAGGTTTTGCGACCCATATGAGTTCCTTACATGGATGATTGAAGTTCAGTTTGATACGGTTGGTAGAACCGCCATTTAAGGTTTCTGTTCCGGTAAATTGAAGTTGCTCTATTAAATACTCATGTGACAGTTGGGCAAATCGTCGGCGTTCATCAGTGTCAAGGAATATATAATCAACCCATAGAGACATATCGGTAATGTTAGGAACAGTAATGCCGTTAGTTAAACCAGCTGCTTCGTCGAATATTTGCGGAGTAGCAGCCGTATCTGTGGCGCTCTTTAAATGCATAATGCAGTTTTTCTTTTCTTCAAAATCAATCTTGATTTTAACTTCGTGATATTGAAGAGCGATTAAAGGAAGTGCGAGACCGACGTTGCGACAGAACCAGAATTCAAGGGGTATATAAAGAGTCGCGCCATTAAACGAGGTAACGTCCTTGTCAGCGCCAACCATCGTATCATAACCATATCGCTTGCCACGCGGGAGGGAGAGTTCATTCCAGATGTATAACCAATCAGAGTAATGCTTGTCTATTTGTTGACCGCCAATCTCGATGAGAACGGATTTAATGAGGCGAAGACCTATGTAATTGACATATCGCGCACCGTTAGTTATATCGGATAAGATGCCTGTGATCATGGGTAATTCTATTTGGAGATATACGCGGTTGATTAAATCACCGTTACGGGATATTTGGCAATTTACGGTCTGTCCGTATCCTACGGTTCCGTTGAAGGTTTGTTGGATAGCCTCAATCGCGAAGTTCGTATGGCGACGATAGACAACCTTGAAGAAGGTAATTTGAGGATTACCAGTTAAATAAACATCCTGTGCTCCGTAAGCTACTAATTGAAGAAGACCACCACCCATTTACGCTATATTCTTTATACTATTAGAGGAGAAAAAAATATGAATTAAATGTATGTATATGTATTAATTAATACATATTATTTATTATATAAAAAGTAATATTTATTATTCTATAATAACGATGTTCAAAGAAAAATCATCAAAAAAAAAATATATTTCCGACAATAATGAGGTTTTTACGTTAGATGCGATGCATAACAATATTATAAAGAAGTTTGAACTTACGAATAAAGACAAGGAGGGTTTCAAGATACTATTACAGGATTTGGAAGCTCAGTCTAACCTAATTATGGAAAATATAGAGATCCGCAAAAATATTCAGAGTATAGACAAGGACCGGGAATATATGAATAGTTTATGGACTAGTAATATTATTATAAGAGAAAAAATTATTGAACTTAAAAACAATATTAAAGAACTAGATTCGTATAACGAAGTTGAGTATTATAAGAATACTAGTTATATATTATTCCAATACTACGATACGGTAGAGAAGCAATCCAACATAAGCAATACTCACGCCTCGATATCAAACGGCGTTTGTATATCGGCGAGTGAATTGTTGAGCAGGCAACCGAAGATTTACAAGAATGATTCCAAGAAGAAGAGGTCGTCCGTATCTGCGACTACAATAAATGTTTTGGATGCTCTTAATAATTTAAATACAGAAAATAATTTAACAAGCGATAGCGATAAACCAGGAGATACAGGACTTGGAAATAATGCGAATGCGATTGATTATTCAAAGAGCGTTAAAGAGAACGCGATTGACAAAAGTTCCCTCGTAGATAAATATATGTCGATTATAAATAAAAAGTATGTTCGCAATGTTGAAGAGGAGGATATTGAGATCTGTAAAAATTGTAAGAATCATATGACGTGTTTACAGCACGATGCGATCATCATTTGTAATCTTTGCGGATACCAGGAGTTGCTTCTGGTGGAGCAGAATCGTCCTATATTAAAACAGAATACAAAGGATACGTCGCACTTTAGTTATAAGCGGATTAATCATTTTCGCGAATGGTGTAATCAGGTTCAGGGAAAAGAGAGCACAGATATTCCCGACGAAATATTTGAAAAGATTTTAACAGAAATCAAAAAGGAGAAGATTGTGGATACGAAAACGATCACTTATAACAAGATGAGGGATATTCTCAAGCGTCTCCGGATTAATAAATATTATGAGCATATTAATTATATTATTAACCGGATCAATGGGATACCTACGCCACAATTTAGTCAAGAACTGGAGGACAAGTTATGTAATATGTTTCGCAATATTCAAGCGCCGTTTTTAAAACATTGCCCGAAAGATCGCAAGAATTTTTTGTCTTATAGTTATGTTTTGTATAAGTTTTTTCAAATATTAGGGCTGAATGAGTATCTCAAATATTTCCCGCTATTAAAAAGTAGAGAGAAACTATACGTCCAAGACCAAATATGGAAAAAAATATGTTTAGAACTGAATTATGAAATCATACCGTCTCTCTAAGTCTCGTCTCATATTTTAATATTTTAAATTTAGATTCCGTTAGGGAAACCCACCATCCTGAAACCGGCACCAAGACCGACACCTTGTCTCGCACCAGCCGAAACTGCAGGGGATAACAAGTCAAGAACAGAGAAGGTGCATGCGGCAGTTAACGCTAGCATGAAGATTTCGCTCAAATCCAATTTGTTATTTGGTAATATAAGGGCAACGAATGCGACGATAAGTCCTTCGAACGCATATTTAAGGAGTCTTATAACGACATCCCAGAAATCAACAGTGTATTCCATTTTATACTACTAATACGAAATAAATTTATTTTTTACACAAAATATATATAAGATTTATATTCTATAATACTATTAGATTAGAAAGAAAGATATTAAAAATGTCCGCAGAAGTTGTAAGCGTAAAGGAGGTAGATTATCTGGATGAGGATAAGCCGATCAGGGGGCAGAACTTCGTTTTGCTATCTTTTTTGAGTCCTGAGGATGTCCTTGTGAATAAGGAGGCGTATATGTTCAATCAATTTATTACAAAGTTTAGTAAAGATATGACTACGCTACTTGATGGTATCGCTACGAAATATAGCGATTCAAAGGATTTTGTTGATTCTGTCAAGGAGAATAACGCGTTTATCTTTGACCCGAAAGATATGAGCGAACAATATGGGTTTTACAAGTCAATTCATAATGAAGAGTTGGAGGCGTCGTATCATCGTGATAATAACTTCACGACTTCGATCCGTGGCATCAAGGTTCGTGGTGTCTTTGATACGATTGAGGAGGCGAAGAATCGCAGTGAATTTATCAAGAAGATTGATAATAAGTTCAATATCTATATTGCGCAGATGGGTTGTTGGTGTCCGTGGTCGCCGAATCCGGACTGTTTGGAGAATCAAGAATACGCGGAGACGCAACTGAATACCCTAATGAAAGAATACAAGAAGAACATGAACGATAAGGACGTTGTCTTTGAGTCTCGCAAGACATCACTATTTCCTGCGCAATCGGTTAGTGAAGTTAGTGAGGTTAGCGAAGTTAGTGAGGTTAGCGAAGTTAGTGAGGTTAGCGAAGTTAGTGAGGTTAGCGAAGTTAGTGAGGTTAGCGAAGTTAGTGAGGTTAGCGAAGTTAGTGAGGTTAGCGAAGTTAGCGAAGTTAGCGAGGTTAGCGAGGTTAGCGAAGTTAGCGAAGCGAAAACAGTAGATGACAATGAGATCGTATTGGAGGAACCGGTTGGGACTTCGGCGGATCTTGGAGCAAATCCACAGGATACGATTGATATGTCTGATGTGAAAAGCAGTATTGAACAGGTTGATGCGTGGAGTGCCCAGAAACTCGGGATTCAATAAGTCTTCGCTCTGAAACTAATAATTTTTCTTATTTCATTATATTAAGAAATGAAAGCAATCGCGATATTTTTATTATTTATAGGGTCTATAATGATTATACAGGGTTATTACAGTAATAAATCGGTATGTAAAAAAGATAAGGTGGTTGTTAAATATGTACCGCGAAGTATTTACGAGGAGCAATTAAAACCCGAAGAAAATCTCCAAACATTTTATAAGAGTATGTTTGAGGATATTTTATTACACTAACTAATCTGTTTTTATTTTTTATTTTTATCCTCGTAATTAGTAAATGGATATATTGAAAGATATTGAAAAAAACATACTAAATATTAATATGTATGACAAATCCGTTGAACCGGCAAAATTAAATAAAATAAAAGCAAAAATTGACGAATATTTCAAATTCAAAGACGAAGATAACAATATCATTTCGCAAAAAATAATGAAATACGAAGAAGACTACAAGATACCGAGAGAGCGGAATAATTATGAATACAATTTATTTTTAGAAAAAAAAGATGAGTTGCGATCTATATTTAAAGAGACGAAAACATTAGCATCGCTATATGAATATTTAAATTATAACTATGCGAATGATACCCATGTCCCAGACATATACACATATAACAATAGCGGGGTTAAAGGTGTTATCGTTTCGCGACCCAAGGAACCTAAAGAACCGAAAGTGCCTAAAGAACCGAAAGTGCCTAAAGAACCGAAAGTGCCGAAAGAACCGAAAGTGCCGAAAGAACCGAAAGTGCCTAAAGAACCGAAAGTGCCTAAAGTGCCTAAGGAACCAAAAGTGCCTAAGGAACCTAAGAAAGACGTTAAAGAACCGAAAGCGCTCAAAGATTGTCCCGAGGGCAAGGTGCGCAACCCTATAACGAAACGTTGTATCAAAGATGTAAATTATAAAAAAATATAGGATATAAAGAAGGATGATAAAAAACGTCAATCGCACATTTAGAATCAACTGGTTTAGTTTCGTATTTGCCTTTCTATTAGGTATTATATACGTGTATATATCTTCTCCACCAACCCGAAATATCATAAAATATCCAACACCTTATAACGCGAATAAAATCGTATATAAGAACCTTGATAATCAATGTTATAAATACAACGCAGAAGAAGTTAAATGCTCCGATGCGTTTTTAACACAACCTATTATATAAAGGATAAAGGATAGATACTTATTTTTTAAATTTTTATAGATTAGAATGAATAAAAAGGAGCCATCGGGATTAAGAGTTTCAATTGACCGAATGTTTTATGACGAGACGGGGCAAATGATAGTAAGTGCGTTGTTTGGTCTTTCACTCGCTCTGTTATTTCGGCGTATCTGTAAGGATAATTGCGTTATCTACTCTGCACCTGATATAAAGGATATTGAAGGGAATGTATTTAAACTTGAAGATACCTGTTATAAGTATACATCGTATCCGGTGAAATGCAGTTCTACGATTGAGAAACCATTGGAACCGTATGATATTAATAAAACGCCTGATAATTTAATAAGTATCCCTGGATTTTTTGAGAGAATGTTCCTCGCGTAATATAATTTAGATTGAAAATATTATATATCAATAGATAGAATTATAAGAATATGTCAACGCCGATAAGTGCATTACCGTTAAAAACGCAACAACCAGGTGCTACAGAAGTCAATGACATTAATGACCCTGTAGTTCAAGATGTCCTAAATGAATTCCAAGACGAACTAATGTCAAAGCAAGCAAAACCGCCTATGTCACATCCTCCGCATCCACAGATGCCTCCCAATCCATCACAGTCTTATCAATCGTCGCATCCATATCCATATCAACCGTCACATCCGTATCAGCACGCTAATAAATATGATGGGCTAGTGTCTTATATGGATGCGGAAGTCGCAAAAAAAAGTTTAATATTGGTTATATTGGCGGTGATCATCTATCATTCAGGTATTATCAACACGGTATATGAGAAGTTGCCCGATAATTTACAGGATAGTTTGACTAGTTTTGATATCTATATTAAATCAATATCACTATTCACTATCATTTACGTATTGTCGTTTTTTGAATATATATAATTTATTTACTTAACTTCCCACACCTATCCCTCTTCTGTATTCAGGGTTCGCCATAAAATCTTGGTTCATTCTTAAACTCGGTTGAGTTGTCGCATAATTAGGTGACGATATTAAATTAAAGTTTTTAAGAATGAAAAAGACACATATGAAGAACGTAGAGAATATAACAAAGACTGTAATACCAAATAATAACGCGTAAGATAGCGCGTCATAATTGTTTTTATTGATGACTACGACGGCGATAATAATGATCGCATAAAATAGCACAAATAGCGATAAAGCGGATATAAATAAATACTGGTTTCTATCGGTATTATAATACGCCCATAGTAACGTACCATATACTACGAGCGTAAGAATAGAATATCCCAATATCGTAAATATTTTTTCTACAATTTGGTCATTCTCTGTATTAGAGACAAAGTCTTCATACATTATTTTTAAATAATCTTTCTTATTAGTAATCTATATTTTATTTCTATCAAATGATATCATAAGAAAGAGATCCTAAAAACTGTGTCGCTGTATCATACCCACGTATATGCAAGTGTTTTGTATCTAGTCCTTGTGAACCATATAGATTATCGCTATGCTGTTCCCTATTATATTCGGCAGGATTCACAATATTTGATTGTGCCGCCAATAGGTTCTCTTCGGTTATATATGGGACACTGCCATCCGTAGCGGTATTCGTCGGTATCTTCATTTTTTCAATAGCAAGGTGCTCCATATTCATCTCGCATTTATCATCATCGCAACCGTTGTTGTGTTTATGATCACTAGAATCGCTTGTATTCCCCCCTGCGCTTTTACTCTTGAGCTCGCTCGTATATATTCTAAAATAGAGTGTTAATACACAGATAGACAATATGAACCCGAGTATATTATCCACAAGTAGCAGGACAAGCATACACGCTACAGCTAGATAAAATTGAATCATAGCGTCTTTAAATAGTTTTTTAAAGGGAATATCTTTGATCATAATTATCAAAGCCAATATTATTACAGCCAACCCTCTAAATGAATTAATAACCATCCTTATCTATTATTATAATCCATATAAAAAAATGATATGTATATTTTATTTTTGAGTATAGCAAGTTCGATATGTATTCGATATTATCCAATAATGGTTATGGAATCTTGAAGTCCGCTTTGACCGATAAAGAACTTGAGCATATAAGGAAGGATTTGACGATGACTCCGAAAGTGAATTTTGATATTGGGAACGGCAAGGGCAATGCGTCCGCCGAAGATTTGACGTTTCAAGTGTATAGCGAAAATGAAAAAAGAATCTATATCCCTAGATATTACGGTTTGCAAAAATACGGCGCACCTACGCTATGTAAATTAACGAGTGGCGCTGATATTCATATTAATTTTATTGGGTCTCTTCGCGAAGCACAGGAAGAACCAATACGCAACTTTTTAAAAGCTGCGAGAGATCCTCTAAAAATGGGCGGTATTATATCGGTTCCGTGTGGTTTTGGCAAAACCATAATGAGTCTCTATATCGCATGTTGCTTAAAAAAGAAAACTATATTTATAAGCCATAAAGATTTCTTGAACCAGCAATTTATAGAAACCGTCGCACAGTTCGCCCCCGACGCGAAGGTTGGTATAATTAAACAGAAGAAAGTTGATGTCGTCGGCAAGGATTTTATCATCGCGTCTCTACAATCGCTGGCGATGCGAGATTATGACGACGATATCTTTGATGACATCGGGTTTGTAATTATTGACGAGGTTCATCATACAGGCGCTCAAGTATTTTGTAAAGCATTCCGAAAACTGAACAATCCTATCATTCTTGGGTTGTCAGCGACTCTGAATCGCAAGGATGGGATGCGCAAGGTATTTGAGAGTTATATCGGTAAATCCGTATATACCCTTAAAAATAAAGAATACTGTGATGTAAATGTTCAGGTTCATAAATACTTTGAAACGCATGTGGATTATTCTACTGTGAAACTTATGTGGAATGGCAAAGAGAATGGAGCGGGAATGATTAACAACGTCTGTTCGTTTCAACCACGCACTGACTTTATGATATCGCTATTAAAAGATATTTTGAGCAAGGAACCAGATAGGCGTGTGCTTATATTAAGCGAACGTCGAAACCAACTGAAAGACATTGAGAACCGCATTGTAGAGCAGAAAATCGTAGACGGGGACTATGGATTTTATGTGGGTGGAATGAAACAAGCGGATCTGGCGATATCCTCTGAAAAGCAAATTATCCTCGCTACATATCAGCTTGCTTCTGAGGGGTTTAATGTCCCCTCCTTAAATACAATTATATTCGCGAGTCCAATATCAGACATCCAGCAATCCATCGGGCGAATTCTACGTGAAGTTCCAGAGAAGCGAAAATATACGCCGCTATGTATTGATATACTGGACGACTTTTCGATCTTTAAACGAAAGGGCGCTGCGCGATTAAAGTTTTATACAACCAATAAATACAAGGTGTCGTTTTATATAGACAATGTGAAGATAGAGAGCGAGAATGACAATGTGAACGCGAATGATGACACAGTAGACGAAGAAGGTACTAAAAAGAAGGCGATGTTCATCGAAGATGATTGATCGAAGATTTACATAATATATTATATATATTATATTAGTATTATAGTAAAAGAATTATGAAGAAAGAAGGTATGACGAACGAAGGATATTATCTTCTTCTGTTTTTTATATTTATAGGATTGTTGGTATTTATATACTTTTACAACCAACAACCACCTCAGTATTTGCAACCGCAATATCGGCAACCGCAAACTTCACAGCAACCGAATAAAAAAACAATTACGAACAATGATACGATGAAGAATTATACATATAACATAGAAAATGTAGATATACACAAAGATAATCTTAGCAATAGCGACAATAATAAACTAGGATGTGCGAATAGCAAGTATGAACCTGAGTTAGAAGAGGTATATGGAACTACACTAAGAGGAAACGAATATGACCCTAAAAAACCACCTGATGAAATTTATGATTACTGTATAAAACCAAATAAATCAGATCTACCGATTGTAAATCCTCCATTACAATTACTTTTAAACAACGCGCCTCTACGATTATCTGAGAGACACCTAATATAATTCTCGTGGATGTAATATATAATATATAATATTACTATTTTTATATACGATGCTTGAAGATCTAGAATATTATCTTGTGTTTTTTATATTTATAGGGTTGTTGATAATCTTTTTCTATTACAATAAATACCAACAAAAAGAATATAAAGAAATTGGTAACGAAGAAAATGGTAACGAAGAAATCGCTTTATATGATAGATTAAGAACTATTAAATCTAGTAATTTTGAATTGAAGGATTCTTATAATTCGGTGATTCCACTAAATATATATTTAACATGGGGTACAAAAGATTTACCTCCAAAAATGCAAGAGAATGTAGATAGAATGATAAAAGTTAATCCAGAATTTAATATAGAATTGTTTGATGATAATGATTGTAGAGAATTTATAAAAAAAAACTTTCCTGAAGATATATTAATTGCATATGATACATTAAAACCAGGTGCTTATAAAGCTGATTTATGGAGATTATGTATTTTATATATTAAAGGTGGTATTTACGCGGATATTAAATTAAACTGTATTAATAATTTTAAATTTATTGCGTTGACAGAAAAAGAACATTTAGTATTAGATAGACCTGGTTTTTGGAAAGATGAAAAAGCGTCAGGATTTTATAACGCACTTATAGTTGCTAAACCAAAAAACAAATTATTATTACGATGTATAAATAAAATTAGTGAAAATGTTAAAAATAAATATTATGGGTTTAATAATTTATATCCTTCAGGACATGGTTTATTAGGAGAACAATATATAAAAATGATTAGAGAAAATAAATCAACAACAATGGAAGCAGAATTAGATAAATTAGATATGTGTAAATTAGATATGTGTATGGTATACGAATTTAATGTATGGAAAATTATATATAATAATGTTGCTATATTAGAACATTATAAAGAATATAGAGATGAGCAGAAACTATTTGCTAAAACATTATATTACGGAGAATTATATGCTCTTAAACAAATATACAATGAAATTAGCGCACCAAGCGAAGAGAATACTCGTGATTTGCAACAATAATTGCCTCGATCGCAGGTGGGACATTATTATATTTTATGAAAGCGTCAAAACTCCTCATAAAACCACTTATGTTTTCCTCTGAATCCATATTATACTCGTATGTGAATGGGTTCATATTGAAATAGCAGTTTAATTGCTCCGACTTAGACACTCTTAGATATTTCCATACTGTATCGCAACTGATACACCAATGTCTTACGACGGGTTTTGGTTTTTCAGCTTTTGCCTTTGCCTTTGCTTCGGCTCTTGCTTTCGCTCTTTCTTCTTCGTTTACGTTACTGTCTTCTTCGTATTCGTCGCTACTATAGTCTTCGCTATCCGTATCGTATGTTTGTATCAGTCGCTTTGTCGTAACACCGATTCGATCATAATAGATCGCGTCGTCTGTATTCACCATCATAACAGACAAGTCATACAACTTTTTAAGGTCATCGTTCTTCAGCATCACATCAAATGGCATCACAATATCTTCGACGATCTTGTGCCTACGCGTATACTCATTCATCATCTCAATATAAATCAATGAACCATTCTTAATAAACAAGACATAGAAAGGGTTTCTGTTGCTATGATAATGATACGCTGAAAATTTCAACGAACCGGCAGGATACTCGGTAAACTCATCGCTAGGGTCGTCATTTACGACCTCTTCGTATCCATTATACGAATTCGCGTTGTCGGAAACGTTGGTCGTAGCGTTGTTGGAAACTGAAACGATGTTTGAGAACATTGTGAAAGTCTTTTGGTAGGTCTTTGGAGGGGCTTGGTAGGTCTTTGGTAGGTCTTGAAAGGGTTGATAAAGGTGTCTTGTTTTTGCGCAAGACGTACAAATGTGGTTTGCGCGTGATATTATTTATTAATCACGTTAGTCATTTTTTATTATACAAGCAGCAAATTATGACATATTTATTCTTAAATATATTTAAGTGGATTTATATTCTTAATTAATTGTAAATATTGAAGGGTTTTTAGATAATGCTATCCAGTTTATCTGACCTTCATTTATGTCTTTAAGTCTATCTTTATAATATTGAAACAAAAAAGAAATAAATACCACCCTAAAGAGAATTACATAATTTATTACTTAAGTAAAGTCAAGATTCATTTTATCAACTCATAATGTTCGTGATATGTCGCGATATTCTCGTCAAAGTCGGCTTCCTCAAACCCATATTTCAAATTGTAGTTTGTGATAAACTCAGTGATATTGGGTTCATGAGCAACCCTAATATTTTTCATTTTATTAAGCTTAAACACTTGACAACACTTGCCTATTTTTGCTTCCTTTGCGTTTGTCAAACTATCCTCTATAATATAGATCGTATCACATTCACCGCATTTTTGGTTCGCTTTGATCGATAAGTCATAATACGCCTTTAAGTACTTATGTTTCATAAGTACACTATAAGGCATAACGATATCCATTATGCCCATATCTAATCCGTCTGCTACATCATTCATATCTACGCCACATGTAATCTCAATATATACCTTTTTGCCACACTTTACAAATATGATCTCTTTGAAATACAAGGGTTCGTCGTTTTTGAAATACTTGGCGATGTAAGTGAATACGGAAAGTTCCATTGTTGTGAAGAAAATAAAGATATATCAAATCAGTTTTTAGCAAAAAATAAAATATATAACAAATAGTACCATATAACTTGAGGTTATTATCTAATCTTACAATTTATTCACAAGTTCCGTGTAGATCGCGATTCTCTCGTCAAAGTCGGATTCGTCAAACTTCGCATCGTATGCTGTGTTAAACTTGGCGAGTTCGGCATCCGTCGCTACCTCCGTATCCGCGACATCCTTCTCTTCTTCGTCGCTCAAATCTTCGTCATCTTCACTCAAATCTTCGTAATACTGAGGAGAGTTACAACTGTAATTCGTGTGATAACTTTCGCCTTTAATTGCCACCTTTTCCTTTGTCAAAATATCTTCAACAATATACATCGCATCTATCGCATCTGAATTTTTCGGACCCAAGACTCCGTATTGGGAATCCAGACAGGGTTTTCCAATTGCTTTGAGCGACAACTCATAATACGCCTTCAAATACTTATGCTTCATAAGTTCGTCGTAAGACATAACTATATCTATCCCCTTCCCTTTCCCGTTTCCGGGACTGGACGCCTTCACAAAGACCTTGTCGACGTCTATTTTTTCGAATATAATCACCTTGACACTTGTTGAACCATTACGTCTGTAATCCTTGGTAACATAAGTGAAAACGGAAGATTGCATTTTTGCGGATTTGAAGTTTGGTTCGTTTGCTTGTTGGGTTACGAAGTGATACTTCGTGGTTTCTCTCTGTTATATAGATTTCAGGAGAACGCATCAATTTTTATATAAGAATAAGAAGAATGGAACAAATATGTCTAACTTTTACGAGTAGAAGCGAGGTCGCACAATGTCGCCTGATTCTGAAAACGTAAAACCGTGGAAACACGAATTGTATTCAAACCAATCGCGTAAGTCAATAATATCATTCATATATTCCAAGTCAT